GCTCATGGTAAAATAACTAATGAAAAGCAGTTGGACAAAGAAATCCTTAAACACGATTTAACATCTGTAGTTGAGAATGCTACGGTAGAAACTGCATTTAACGGTAAGCAATGCGTTATGATTGACGATATGGAAGTTGCTAAGGAAAAAGGTGTTGGTTTTGTTTATATGGGGGTAAATCAATGGGAGGATATTGCTGTAAGATTACTTGATGACTCTGGAATGTGGTCTAATAAAACTAAGCTTTTGAACGGAATTGTGGGGAAGACAGGTAGCTTGACTGCGGATATTAATTCAGGGGGTGTTAATGCAGCATTTACTAGATTGGGTAATGTGGATAAGGATAGTGGCAATTGGGGTTGGCATTGTTATGGGCCAAAATTAATTTTTAAGAGAGATGTTCTAAAACGAGCTGACTGGTATGCGTGGAATGGTGATGCGTATGGTGCTATGAGTCCTAATAATTCTTATTCTGGGAATTTATCCCAGGATCGTAAGAAAAGCTATAGTAATTCGGCTAGTGATAATGAAGTGTGTTTTGAGGATGGTTTATCATTTCAGCATTTAGCGGGTGTTACGGTTAATAGTGAATCAGCAAAAACTGAGATGATTAAATGGTTAAATAAGCAGGGTGTGACTGAATTCAGGGGAATGCCTCTTGAAGATTTTATTGTTAACATTGAAGGTACTTCGGATAAAAAATTAGTAGCTAGTAAAGTGAAGGGACTCCATGAAGAAGGGTAGAGTATACGAAGTGGTGGACATGAGGCAGGGTGTTGAGCCCAAATTAGGTGTAATTGGTGTCATTGAACATGTCCCAGGCGGTCTTGAAATCCATACAGATCGAAAGGGTATATTTATTGACCGTAGAAAGGATGAGGATGATGAAATATTAGAGATTGACAGCGATACAGAAACGTTTACGTTCCATTTAAAAGAGGGCCTTGTAGTGATGACAGGCTTACATAAGAATAATTATTTAGAGCGTGTAGCTCCTTTTGTTAATTGGGTACCTGAGGATATGAGTGACAAGGGACTAGATGAATTCTTTTACCCGAGAATTTTAGCCGATTAAAATGCGTTGTCCATCTTGCAAAAATAAGGTGCTCCAGAAATCTGGAGACACGACGAGATTAAGGACACATGGCCCTTTGGTATTTACTGAGAACGGGACGTGCAAGACTAAATGTTATTGGTGTAAGGCTGAACTAGATTTGCCTGTCCAGATTCAGGAGGGTGTTGACGTTCCAGAGGAGAGGTTTCTATTGACTGAGTAATCTTGGAACTTGACAACTTTTCTGTAGTTTGAAAGGTTATAATCAAACGACGTGGCCCGTTAGGAATCGTTAGGATTCGGATAGGGGCAAGGTAGTTCGGGACTGTATATCCCTTCTATCTTGTCCCTTTTTTTTGTGGAGAAGCCGGTGAGTAAAGAAATTCCATTCGATTTTGAAGTACCGTTAAGATTTTTTGAAAAATCTGGACAGGATGAGCAGAAATCAAAACGCATAGCTGGGATTATTTCGACTGAGAGTCCAGACCGTGTTGATGAAGTAGTGCTTCAAAGAGGTCTCGATTTTCGAGACTTTATCCAGAATGGTTGGTTTAACGATAACCATTCAAAAGAGACTGACGGAATTCTGGGCTATCCAGAATCAGTGCAAGCATATAGCCGGGGAGAAATTCTCCCGGATGGCACCGTAGCTCCATCTAACCTTACATGGAGTGAGGGTTTTATGCTGCCAACTAAGAGGGCTCAGCGGATATGGGAATTAGGGAAAGCCTTACAAGGTACTGGGCGTTGTTTAGGTTTTTCCGTAGAGGGTGGTATACACAAACGAATTGGTAAAAACAAAAAGATAATTGCCAAGGCCACTGTGCGAAATGTGGCGATCACTAATTGTCCGGTGAATACTGAATCTCGATTAGATATTCTATCCAAGAGCTTAATGGCAGTAGAAAATAGTGAAGATTCATTATTAAAAGCATTAACAATGGGTCCTGGTCCTCTTTCCCAGCCAGCGGGACCAAGGACTGGAGAAGGAGCGGGTCAAATACTCGCTACTGAAAGTTTAGAAACGGGTCAAAAGGTTTTAGAGTTTAAAGATGAGGATGATGAAAAGGATAAAAAGAAAAAAAGTAGGAGGAAGTTGAAGAAGGCGCTCACGGATGACCAAGCTATACGTTGGGTACTGGCCAGACGCCCTGGTATGTCCTTAGTCGATGCTGAGCGAATTATTGACATAACCAAAGCGTTAAAGCGCAATGGGAGGCTTTAAGGAGTTAAGCATGAAATTTGACTCAAAGGATAACCAGCGGGAAGCTGGTGAGGAGGACAACCCAATGACAGAATATGACAAGGATGGGAACATTCAGAAGGGTGGAGGCTTTTACAAGGAATGTGGGAAATTGGTTCCGATGAAAAAAGCGGAGGATTTAACTGCTGATGACCTTCAAAAAAGTCTGGACAAACTAGAGGAGTTTGCAAAAATGGGAGATACACGATCGCGCAAGGACGAGCTTTTAGCTCGTGCTGCGGCTGGTAATCTGGCTAAGTCGGAGAACGAAGAGCTTTTTCAATTGTTAGGTGGCGGGGAAGCTCAACCAGTCAAAAAGGACGATGGGATTACTAAGTCCTTAACTGACAATGAACCTCTCCAGAAATCGATGGATGTGAGTTCGTACTTGCAAGAGAATCATGAGGCCATGGTTAAGAGTTTGGATGCTGTGGGTGATGCCATCCAGAAATCGGATGCTCGGCGTCATGAATTCGCGTTGATTCAAGCAAAGGCGATTCTGGACATTGGTAACTTGGTCAAGTCGATGTCGGAAACCTTGGACGCGGTTGTAGAGCAACCTGTATCGGGTCCTAAGTCGGCGGGTGTTCGCCCAGGCACAAAGCCCTTGCAAAAGTCATTTGCGGGTACCGCTCCCGGTGGCGAGGAGGTACTGACTAAAAGTATGATTTTAGATTCGCTCGACGGTTTAATGGTTAAATCTATGACTGAGGGTCAAGGCGGTCGCACTATGGCCGGTGAGGATATTAATCTAGCGATTGCTAAGTTCGAAACTACTTCGCAGATTTCACCATCAATGATGGAGCAAGTTAAATCTTGGCGTGCTAACAATCGGAATGTTGCGTAAGCAAGTGGCTTGCTGATTGTTAATTAATAGAAACTCTTTTTAGGAGAAAGAAATGACAATGGAAAGTGGAGCACAACAAGTCAGTTGGCGCGACTACGAAGGTATTGAGGGCTTTGGTTCTACCACTCAGTCTGATGTCGATGACCTCAATAAAGCCTTAACTGCGGGACAGGATATAAATCCTCCTGGTTCGGTTGTGGCTGGTGATGGTTTCGCGCTACGTGTAGAAAGTCTGGAACGCACCTTACGAAACACGACTTACAAGATGGAGCATATTCGTTTTTGGAAGTCCATAACTAAGGTTGCGGCGTATAACACAGTTGAGGAATACAACCAAATTCAGTCCTATGGTGATAACGTTGACGGTGGATTCATCGCCGAGGGAGATCTCCCGCTAGAAGACGACAGCAAATACGAACGAAAGTTTGCGATCGTCAAGTTCATGGGCACCGTTCGGCGGTTGACTCATGTGGCTTCTGTTATCAAGCCTGCACACGGCAACTTGATTGCTCAAGAGACCGTGAACGGTACCATGCATCTACTTAAGATGTTGGAACGTGCATTGTATTATGGTGATAGTAGCTTAAGTGCATTGCAGTTTGATGGCTTCCACAAGTTAATCACTGATAACTCCCCAGCGGCTAATATAATTGATTTGCGGGGCTTGCCTTTGAGTGAGGATATCCTTACGGATGCATGTTTGACTATTCAGGATGCACCCAACTATGGCGTACCTACTCATTTGCATCTTAATCTAAAAACCAAAGCTGATTTGGTTAAAACGTTTTTCCCTAAAGAACGTTATGACCTTTTCCAGAAAACCACTAGCGGTAATATTGGTTTAGACATTAAGGGCTTTGATTCACCAGCGGGCTCGGTTGCATTCGAGCCTAATGTTTTTATCAATGACGGTGGGGCTCCTACGGCTGCGGTTGGTGATGCTGCGAAACGTCCTGCTACTCCAACTATTTCCACAGCGGCTACCAGTCCCGTGGATGCTACTGCAACGTTTACAGCAGATGACGCGGGTGATTATTTTTACAAGATTCAAGCAGTGAATCGCTATGGCCGTTCGGCTGCTATAGACGTTGTTGCTGGTCCTACTGCGGTAACCGTTGCGGCTGGGGACAAGGTAACATTTGGTGTTAGCCCTGGTTCTGGTCCAGATGTTGAGTGGTATGAGATTTTCCGTACCATTAAAGACGGAGCGGTTACAGCTACTCGGTTGATTCTACGTGTTGCGAATGCAGCGAGTACAGGCGAGCAAACCATTAATGACCTTAATGCAAGTTTGCCGTTTACTACCTCGGCGTTCTTATTCCAGCAAAACGTGGAAAATATGTCGTTCAAACAATTGGCCCCAATGGTTAAAATTCCCTTGGCGACCATAGATAGTTCTATTCGGTGGATGCAATTAATTTACGGAACTCCCGTTCTTTATACTCCGGGTAAGAATGTTTTAATCAAAAACGTGGGTCGTGCTGCTAATTACGTAGGTCAACCATAAGTAGTTGATTAGAAGTTATCGAAGTGGTGTCGTAAAAATTTTACGGCATCACTTTTAACTCGAAAAACGAGGTAAGAAATGCAAACTACTATTAAGCAATCTCAAGAGGCTTTTTTACAGAGTCTCCAGAATGATAAACAGGACAGTATTTTAAAATATGCTGAAGTTGTGGTTACACCAGCAGAAATTTTGGCGCTCTTTACGACCTCTAAGGAACTAGTCCCGGCTCCCGGTGCTGGTTATGTTTTGGAGTTTGTGAGTGCGGTATTAATTTTAGATCATGGCGGCACTGACTATGCTACTGCTGGGAATCTATCCGTTGCAACCGGAACTACGGGGACGGCTCTGTCTGATACAGCGGCGGCGGCTGATTTCCTCCAGGCTTCTGCTGATGCAATTCGTGTTGTACAAGCGTTGTCAGCAGATGCACAGTTGGATGAGAATGAATCACTTGTCCTTGCTTGTGCTACCGCTAACCCTACGGCTGGGGATAGTCCTGTTAGGGTTAAAGTTACGTATCGTATGCATGAGACTGGCTTGTAAGCTAATTTTGTGAGATAAGCAGGGTAGGGTCGTGCTGTCTCTACCCTGTTTATTCTAACCTTTTTACGAGGAGAGCGGTTTTATGGATTTAGTAACACG